CGGTTCAGGCAAATGACGCGCTGAATGTGCTCTACCGCACAATGGCGCGACCGGTTGGGGCGTATTCCTCCTCGGCTGGCGGGGTGGTGGCTAATTTGTATGACGGCGACACCACCACTTACTGCCAGCAGACGAGTGCGAATGGCAATTTCACAGTCAATTTCGGCACTTCTAACCCGATTTACGCTGGTTCGATCGGGTTTCTGCCTTATATTGCGGGTGGTGGTTCAGCTAACTGGAACATCTCGCTGCAATATTCGATTGACGGTTCGACTTGGTTGACTCTGAACAACCTAGGCGCAGTCACTGTCACTGACAATCAGTGGGTCTGGACCGACATCGACCCTGGCCAGAGTGTGATTTATTACAGAATTGTTGCTTCCGGAGGTACAACGCTCGCTCTGCGTGAGTGGTACATCGGAAATAACAGTCGTGAAATCCAGATGGCACGGCTGAATCGTGACGATTACACGAATTTGCCCAACAAGAATTTCACCGCGAACCAGCCCTATCAGTTCTGGTTCGACCGGACCATACCGTACCCCACTCTTTATCTTTGGCCGGTGCCTTCTGACGCATTCGTGCAGATGGTGGTGTGGTATTCGAGCCAAATCCAAGACGTTGGAGCTTTGACTGACGAGCTTGCCATACCACAAAGGTGGTATTTGGCGGTGCAATCCATGCTTGCGCACCAGATGAGTATGGAATTGCCCGGTGTCGCAGTGGAACGGATCCAATACCTCGAAGCTCAAGCAGAAAAGTACTTGTATCAAGCGGAACAGGAAGAGCGCGATCGCTCTCCGATCTTTTTCACTCCCGGAATCGGTGTATACACAGCATAATGCCAGTTTTCCTCGACACTCGTGGGCTGAACAACCTTGCAATCGGTGTTTGTGATCGTTGCAAGATGAAACGCACGTTTGTTTCTTTGGGTCCCGACACCAACTTCCCAGGTTTGAGAGTGTGTGATCAAGGGTGCCGGGATAATTTGGACCCATACCGACTACCCGCAAGGCAAACCGAGCGGATAAATTTACGTTTTGCTCGTCCAGACGTTAGCGTCGCTGCGAATGACGATTACCTGATCACAACGGGCAGCAACGAGTTCTACATCTCGACACAGCAGAACACGCAGACCCCGGAAACGAACGGGAACAACGACACCATTGCACCGAGTCCGATCTAATGTCAGCACAAGTCACGATCACTCAGTTACCAGCCGCAGGGACAATCACAGGGACAGAAGCTGTCCCGATCGTTCAGAATGGCGTCACAGTCCAGACAACTACCAGTGCGATCGCTGCATCTCCGGCTCAGACGCAGACTTTCCTGACGGTAAACCAGGAGCCCACGCTCGCGAATAGTCGGTATTTGGGTGCGACGAACGGGTTAACGTTAACGTCAAGCAGCCCACAAGGAGTGCTCAATGTCACGACCACGGGTGCGCTTCTTTCTCTGAACACTTCAGCGGTCGGCCTACAGGCGAAAACGGATTCGACCACATTAGTGGGGCGCACGATCACTTCTGGTACTGCAGGCGTCTCTGTAAGCAATGGCGACGGAATATCTGGCAACCCAACCGTGTCACTGACGGGTCAGGTGCTTGGTCTGGCCAACGCGAGTGGAAACGGTCTGTTAACGCTCAATAGCGGTAACTTCTCGATTGCAACAATCACCGGAACGGCTAATTCAATTGCTGTAACAAACGGCAATGGATTGAGCGGCAATCCAACGATTGCGATTGCATCTGATCCGATTCTGCCCGGTAATGCAGGGGCTGCGCTGCCTTCTGGAACAACTGCACAGCGCGGCGTAGCATCTAATGGCACCATTAGGTACAACACCGATACAGCGCTGTTGGAAGCCTATCTAAACGGCGCTTGGGCGTCTTTGGCCTCTGGGTCAGGGGTGACGTCCGTTTCCACTGGAACGGGACTTACAGGTGGCCCTATAACGTCAACAGGAACCATTTCGTTAGCCAATACAGCGGTAACCGCTGGTAGTTATACATCTGCAAATATAACGGTTAATGCGCAGGGTCAAATTACTGCTGCAAGTAGCGGCGCGGCTGGTGGGGTGACATCGTTAAGCGGCGGATCAACTGGATTGACCCCTGCAACCGCAACCACCGGTGCTATAACACTTGCTGGCACTTTGAACGCAGCAAGTGGTGGAACTGGCGCTAATACACTTACTGGATACTTAGTTGGAAACGGAACAAGTCCATTCACGGCTGTTTCTACCATTCCCAATGCCGGTTTAACCAACAGTTCTATTTCAATAAATGGATCGTCTGTTTCATTAGGCGGTTCAATCACTGTTACTGCTACGGCTGGTTCGGCTTTAACAATTGGCACTGGCTTGAGTGGGACGTCTTATAACGGCTCTACTCCAGTAACAATTGCAATTTCAAACACAAGCGTGAGCGCGGCTTCTTATGGTTCAGCGACTCAGGTTGGAACTTTTACAGTAAATGCACAAGGGCAACTAACTGCAGCCAGCAACACCACAGTAACTCCGGCGGTTGGTTCGATTACGGGGCTGGGAACCGGTGTAGCGACAGCGCTGGCGGTCAATACAGGCAGCGCCGGAGCGGTTGTAGTTAACGGTGGTGTTTTAGGCACTCCGAGCAGCGGGACGGTCACCAATTTGACCGGAACCGCTTCAATCAACATCAACGGCACAGTGGGCGCTACGACGCCGACAACCGGTGCGTTTACGACGGTTTCGGCATCTGGCGTCATTACCTCGACGGTTGCAACGGGAACTGCGCCATTTACCGTTGCAAGCACCACCGCAGTGGCCAACCTGTCGATTGGTGGAAACGCTGCAACGGCAACCACTGCAACAACTGCCACGACCGCAACAAACGCCACCAACGTGGCTTTGACGGCCGGGTCTGGGGCAACCAATTACATTACGTTTGGTTCCGCAGCAACTGGCAACACGGCAATCAACACAAGTTCAAGTCTAACTTTCAATGCCACAACTGGCGCAATTACCGGTGGAATCTCCGGAGGTACTTTCTGATGGCGGCTACTAATTACACCCCAATCTCGCTTTATTACAGCACAACGGCTTCTGCTGTTCCTTTGGCGGCTAATTTAGTCAGCGGTGAGTTGGCAATCAACATCAACACCGCTGACGGCAAACTGTATTACAAAGACAGTGCTGGCGTTGTTCAGTTACTGGCCCAGAAGGGCGGTGGGATTGGAACGTCATCGAACACGCAGATCCTGTACAACAGCAGTGGAAGCGTTGCTGGATCGGCCAATCTGACGTTCAACGGAACAACCCTAACGGCTAACACAATCAGCGCAACCAATGCGATTGGAGTGGCATCCGGTGGTACAGGAGCGGCCACGTTTACGGCAAACAACGTACTGCTTGGAAACGGAACGTCAGCGTTTCAAGTAGTGGCTCCTAGCACGGCAGGAAACGTACTAACGTCTAACGGTACTACTTGGCAAAGTACAGCACCTGCGGCGTCTGGTGTATCTCAGGCGAAAGCCACAATGATTTCTCTAGTTTTTGGCGCAATTTAAGGACCCGTCATGGCAAACCCAAATCTTCTTGCCGCAACGACGGCATCCGGCACCACCACTTATTACACACCTACTGGAACGACAGCGGTTGTGCTTGTACCTAACGCGGCATCATCTGGGCAGGTCTTCAAGATTAACCAGATTGTTGCTACCAACGTCAATGGCTCATCTGCTGTAAACGCCACGGTAAGCATCTATACCAACGGCGCCGTAGCACAGGGTTCTGCGCCGTCAAGTGGAACGGCGTATCCAATTGCTTCGACCATCTCGGTCCCGGCAAACGCCGCACTGATTGTGGTGGACAAGACCACGCAGTTGTACCTTCAAGAAGGCACATCTATCACAGTGACTTCCGGCACAGCAAGCGGCATCACATATAGCATCTCCTACGAAGTCATCAGTTAAGGACTAGCGCCATGTCAATGCGCTACAAGGGTGCTATAAACAAGCCGGGGTTCAACCCGCTTGGTACTTCAGGCGTTCAATATTCAGGGCTATGGACACGTTCCCAGCAGTTGCAGGCTGTTGGCGCTGGCACTTGGACTGGCTTAAAGTTTTGGTATGTTTGGGGGGACAACGGCAATGGTCAACTTGGTTTAGGAAACTTGACGAGTTATTCATCCCCAAAACAGGTTGGGTCTTCGACTTGGGCAAATATAAGCGGCGCCTATTTGAGTTTTTTTGGGGTAAAAACAAATGGCACATTATGGTCTTGGGGTTACAACGGAAGTGGGCAACTCGGGCTTGGTGATACGGTATCGCGTTCATCTCCAGTTCAAGTTGGGGCGTTGACAAATTGGAAAAACGTAGCAAGAGGTTCGTATATAAATTCGTCATATTTAATTGCCATTAAAACAGACGGCACCCTTTGGTCTTGCGGAGATAATGCCGTCGGATCACTTGGGCTTGGAAACAAAACAAACTATTCGTCTCCAAAACAAGTTGGTTCACTAACCAATTGGTCTTCTTCAAGCATCTCTAACTATCAGGTAGCCGCGATAAAAACTGACGGCACTCTTTGGTCATGGGGTGCTAACCAATATGGCGGACTTGGGCTAGGGAATATAACTTATTATTCATCTCCAAAGCAAGTTGGAGCATTAACAAATTGGGCGTTAGTATGTTGTTCTCAATTAAGCACATTTGCCATAAAAACGGACGGCACTTTATGGACATGGGGGTATAATGGTCGCGGGGAACTTGGGCTTGGCAATACAACAAATTACTCATCTCCTAAGCAAGTTGGTGCGTTAACAAATTGGAGTTCTGGAAGCGCAGGTGCCGCGTCTAATGGGGTTATTAAAACAGATGGAACTCTTTGGACTTGGGGCTTGGGTGTATTTGGCGATTTGGGTTTGGGCGATACGGCAAATCGTTCATCACCCACTCAAGTTGGCGCACTAACCAATTGGTCATCAATAAGTTATATTTCAATTGGCGCTGTTGCAATTAAAACTGATGGCACGTTATGGTCTTGGGGGTACAATCCCAACGGTCAACTTGGGCTTGGCAATACAACAAATTACTCATCTCCTAAGCAAGTTGGGTCTTTAACAACTTGGTTGAGTGTTTCGGCAAGTTATAGCAGTGTAGTTGGTATTACATCATAAATTATGAACAAAACACTTCACTTCCTCTCTGGTATCCCACGGTCTGGCTCGACCGTGCTTGCGGCTATCCTCAACCAGAACCCGATGACCCATGTCTCTACAACATCTGGGTTGGTTCATGCGTTAGATGGATTGGCAAACACTTGGCACTCTGCTGGATTGCTTAACGAGAATGACCCAGAACGAAAGAAGTTGGCGCAGACGATGCGCGGGGCGATTGATGCGTTCTACGAAGACACCGACAAGCCGGTAATCATTGATAAGTCTCGTGGCTGGCCTATTGGTCAAATCATGGGCGCAATGTCTCAAGTCTTAGAGCGTCAGCCCAAGATTATTGCCACGGTACGTTCTGTGCCTGATTGCGCGGCATCATTTATCCGGGTAGCCAAGCCGAAAGACTTGGAAGAGTTTATGGCTACGGGGCAGTTGATGGACCACCTCCGGGCGGCGTACATTAGCCTTCAGGATGGTTACCAATACGCGCCAGAGAACTTCCTGTTCGTGGAGTATGAAGACCTTATCCGTGACCCACAAAGCCAACTGGAGCGCATTCATGCGTTTCTAGAACTGCCTCCGTTTGAGTACGACCTGAAGAACATCGACGGGTCAAGCGTCAAGGAAGATGACGAGAACATTCACGGCTATGCCGGGATGCATGACGTAAAGCCGGTGTTGGCTAAACAGCACTATGAAGACCCGCGTGACCTGCTCAAGCATCACTACTCGGCGTTCTGCCAGCCTGAGTTCTGGTTAGAGAAGCCCCGGACCCTACCAGAGTTGCACGACCTAGACCTTCAATTGGCGGCATCCACAATGGGTGACTTTGCTGAAGGATGGAGACTTTCGCAGAAACTTGAGGCAGAAGAACCGCATAACCACCGCGCCGCGTACAACCGGGGCTGGTACTACCTGCGCCAAGGGCAGATTCAGAAGGGCTACCAGTTGATGGACCGGGGCCGTTTGGTGGGTGTATTTGGAAACAAGCGCCCGGACGCGCCAACGAACCAGTGGGACGGCAAGACCCGTGGCGTTGTGATGTTGTACCTTGAGGGTGGCTTGGGTGACCAGATACATCAAATTCGCTATGCAAAGCACATTGCTGACCGTGGTTGCAGGGTTGTTGTATCTTGTTCTGGTCCCCTTGCAAGTCTATTTGTGGGCGTCGAAGGTGTTTCGGCGGTAGTCCAGCACGAAGCCACGTTTGGCATTTACCACGACTTCTACGTTGCCGGGATGTCGGCTGTTGTCCCGCTCGGGTTTGAACTAAAGGACATATCCGGTGCGCCGTACCTTGAGAAGCCGATAACCATCAAGGGTCGCAAGAAGCGGATTGGATTGCGGTGGCAGGGCCAATCGCGGTTTGAGCACGAGCACCACAAGAAGTTTCCGTACGACTTACTGTTTAACGCGGTCAAGGATGTAGACGCTGAGTTCATCAGTCTTCAGCGTGACGAGGGTTCGGACGCTTGTCCAAGTTGGGTAAAGCAAGTGCCGCTAAACTCTTGGGAAGACACGCGACAGGCGGCGGCAAGTTGTGACTTAGTGATTTCGTCCTGCACTAGCGTGAGTCATCTGGCGGCGGCGATGGGCGTGGAGACTTGGGTTATTACGCCGGTCATGCCTTATTTCTTGTATGCTATTGAGGGCGAGCGCACCCCGTATTACGACTCTATGCGGTTGATTCGGCAAGAGGTGTATGGTGACTGGACGCACCCGTTTAAATCCGTTGCAGAGCGTCTAGAGCGTCCGAAACTTAGGAGCGTGGCATGAGTGAACGCTGGCCCGGAGGGATAGTTTCTGCGACCGCTCCAACGGTTAGCACCTCTGCCGCGTCCGGTATTTGGACAATGGACCAAGCCAACTATTACATTGCCAACAATCAATGGCCTTTTCCAACCAATCCATATTTGTACGGTTGGGGATACAATGCGATTGGGGCGCTGGGCCTTAACAATACAACAACATATATACTATCTCCAACTCAAGTTGGTTCATTAACTACATGGTCACTTTTTGACACAGCACCAACTGCGGCGGCACAAAATACGATTGCAATTAAAACAGATGGTACGTTATGGACTTGGGGGAATGGCGCAAGTGGTGGATTGGGGCTTGGAAATATAACGTCTTATTCTTCACCAAAACAAGTTGGCGTTTTGACAAATTGGTCTAAACCAACGGCTGGGAATAAATGTGCGTTTGCAATTAAAACAGATGGCACTTTATGGAGTTGGGGTAAAAACGATACTGGACAACTGGGTTTAGGAAATACAACTTACACTTCATCGCCCAATCAAGTTGGGGCATTGACAACATGGTTAACGGTAGCGTGTGGTGGAAATCATGTTCTTGCAACAAAAACCGATGGAACTTTATGGGTTTGGGGGCAAGGGTTTTATGGTGAATTAGGATTAGGGGCGTCTGGTGCCGGTTCAAATAAATCATCGCCCACTCAACTCGGGGCTTTAACGACTTGGCTTAATGTTGCTTGTGGTTATACATCATCATATGCTGTAAAAACAGATGGAACATTGTGGGCATGGGGAAGAAACAACGCTGGACAACTTGGCCTTGGTAACACAACAAATTATTCGTCTCCAAAACAAATAGGAGCGTTAACTACTTGGTCAAATCCATCTTCTGGTCAAGCATTTGCTTTTGTAACTCAAACAAATGGAACTTTATGGTCATGGGGCGGAAATTCTTTTGGTCAACTTGGACTTGGAAATACAACATACTATTCTTCGCCCAAACAAGTTGGTTCTTTGACAACTTGGTCAAGTGTATCTTGCGGGGCGTTTTCAACGGCGGCATTAAAAACTGACGGCACTCTTTGGGCTTGGGGGACTGGAGGTACAGGGGCACTTGGATTGGGAAATAGAACCAATTACTCTTCTCCAAAACAAGTTGGCTCGTTAACTTCTTGGTTAAAAATTTCTGCTCGTTATTCTGTTTTTGGAATTGCAAGAACTTAATTTCTTATAGGAGTCTTAAATGACACATTTCGTTCGCGTAGTTAATGATGAAGTCAAAGATGTGTGGGACACCCCACCATCAGAAGGTGTTGGCAACAACGGATGGCGTAATGCTATCGAGGTGCGGCCAGCAATTACTCCTCACCGTCAAGGATACACCGCGCACCGTTTTGACTTGAATGTAGACCCAGTGCAGATTATCTGGGATACCTACGACATCTCTGTTGACGACCGCAAGAACGGGATGAAGGCTAATGTTGGCTTTCAATTCCAGCAAGTTGTGATGGAGCAGACTCGGTTGCAGATGTCGCCCAACCCCAACGAACAGTACGACGCGGCTGCGGTTGAAACGGCGCGGCAAGCAATCTTCACGAAGCAAGCGGCAATTGACGCGGCAACCACTCACGACGAATTGGATGCGCTTCTGTGAAGATTCTGATCTGTGGACTTCCCGGTTCTGGCAAGACAACGCTCGCGCAAGCACTCATTAAGAGGTTGCGCGGGTACACGGTTGACTGGTTCAACGCTGATGCTGTTCGTGCGAAGTACAACGACTGGGACTTCAGCAAGGCTGGGCGGGAGCGTCAGGGCATCCGAATGATGCTGTTGGCGCAGAAGTCAACGGCTGAGTTTGTGATTGCTGACTTTGTTGCTCCGTATCCAGACGTTCGGGAGAACTTCAAGCCGGACGTTTTAATTTTTATGGATACGATTCAGAACAGCCGTCACCGGGATACGGACAGGGTGTTCATTGCACCGACAAATCCAAGTTTCCGAGTGACGGAGATGGACGCGGAGAAGTGGGCGCATATCATAGTTGACCGGATTCTTGAGCCAGAGTTTGCGGACGTTTGATATGGCTGACGTTCACGAACTGGCTTCTGAGACTGACAAGCGCTTGAGCGTCCATGAGGCTATTTGCGCCCAGCGGTATGAAAACATTCAAGGACGGTTTGATGACGGTTCCAAGCGCATGGCAAGGATCGAGCACATCCTGTATGTGGTGATTGCGGCTGTTTTGTTTGGTCCGGGTGTTGCGGCTGAATTCTTCAAAAAGGTATTCGGGCTATGACTGAGAAATTAGAAGCCAAATCTCAACTCATTGAAAAAACGGCTTTTGCCGTGCTTCCAATTCTCTTCACCTGTGTCGTCTACTTGATGTCTTCGCTGGATAAACTCAGCCATGACGTAACGGTGCTCAACGCCAAGATCAGTCTTGTGGTTACCAGTGACAACAAACAAGCCGCCAACTCTGGTGCTGAACTGGCGCGTGAAAAACTCAGGCAGGATCTGGAAAAGCAGATCAATGAGAACCGGGAACTGATCCACATAAATCGTGAGCGGATCGTGATTCTTGAAGAACGGATGAAAAAGTAATGGCCGACTTCGATCCAGCATTTGAAAAAATGATCCACGACGAGGGTGGGTTCCAGTTGACCAACATACCGGGCGACCGGGGAGGCCAGACTT